TTTTTTTAAAAAAGTGTTTTATTTCTAGAAATTTTTATGATAAAATATGATAATAGAAAGGAAGAACATGACAATATTATATCCATGTGTCAATCACACAACAATTGAGGGAGGCTATGACATCTCAATTATTGAAACAGAAAAAAGTGTTTACAGCGCTTTTTGTAACAAAAAAGGATATCCGCCTAGGTATCTTTTCAAAGTCCGCAATCCGAAAGTCGATAATAGATATGTGACTAATATCGAGGAGATGCAAAGAGATAGGACAAGAACAATGATTACACTAGCCATGAAATTTCTGGATAAAGAAACAAATGAATTGAGAGGAAATATAGTTTGAACACGGAAAAGTATTGGATAGAGAAACACGCAAAGAGAAAGCAGAAGATTGTATCACAGCTTGAAAAATATATTAAGGTTAGAAATGTTTCTAAAATTGATATAGTAAACATGAGGTTTGATCACGAGATCGACAAACTCAGAGAAGAATTAAATGCAATCAATGAAATTATCAATGTTATTTAATCTAAATAGGGGGTAAAAACTCCCTATTTTAACTATTTTATTTTCATATTAAATATTATATAAGTAAAGAAATTATATTAAAAAGGAGCGAAGAATGTCGAAAGAAGATAAAAAATGGGTGTCTCAGATTATGTCTGTGGAAACTCAAAAGCTATTAGATAGAATTTGTAAGGATACTCTAAGAACAAAGCCCACTCAATTATATCTTATTGTTAAAGAGTATTATGATAAATTAGAAAAACTTTAGTATAAATTATTTGTAATTTATGATAAATTTTAAGAATGTTGGAGATATTTAAAGATAATCCACACTTCTTTGAGAAGACTATCTATAAGGTCGAATACGTAGACGTACCCGATGAAGAGGAGCATATTGCTCAAAAAGTATTGGTGAAGTTTACGGATGGATCAGAGAAACTCTATGATTTTAGTTTTTGGAGAAAATTAGTTGAGAGAGGAAAAGAAATTTTAGAGAGAAGAAGAACCTAACTAGTTCTTGCTCTCTCTTCTATTTGACTGTCTTCAGCCTTGTATTCTTTATAAGCTGTCATTTGCGCAATCACGTCTTGTAAATATGCAATAATTAGCTTGTTTTCTTGGTTTTCTGTCATTTTAATCTCCTTTGTTTTGGGGTGAACGATCACTATATCAGACTCAGCTATTAAATATCTACCTATTTATTTTAACTTTTGTTAAATAAATTTGTTGACTTCTATGTTATCATTGTTCAATGACAAAAATATACTTATTCATGATTGTTTGTATGTATAACCCCTCACTAAGTCTTGAAGACACTTGTAAGATAGTACCTATGAGCGACCCCTTTAGTAGTATGAGAGAGTGTTTAAACATGGGTACAATGTTAAAAACTAAAATAGAATTAGAGATGATGAATGCCTATCCAACTGCCTTTTGTTCTGAAAAATATTTTACTTCTGCTTGAGCCATTTAGAGAGTCCCGATCTAATAGGGTGAACTTTCCACGAGTCGCTGCCCACGACCACCAGAACAACATTCATTTGCTTCTGAAGTTTACTCGGTGACCGATAAATTTCATGTCCAATCTGTCTTCTTTTACTTTTTGTTTTCCTTCTAGATTTGGTTTTAACATCAATGCGAAAGGTTTCATCGTCAGGAGAGATTGCCACAATGTCAATAATTCCATTGGGGGCTACGTTTTGAAATACTAGAAAGCCCTGCTCCAAAAGATATTGAATAGCTTTAAGTTCCGATACTATTCCCTTAACATGTTTATCGTTTATGTGACTAGTCGAGATTTTTTTTATTGTCATCAGAATATAATTTAAGAGGAATTGTCATTCTATGAATGATAGAGCTTTTATAAAGTACAATTGTGCGTCCACCCTCTTTGTCTTGTCTAATCATGGAAGCCATTAATTTTAATTCATCTTTATTTTCTTGAAGAACCCATCCCACTTCATCGCATATAGCGGTTTTTAATTTTTTCATATCACCGTATGTGTGCCATCCAGATTCCTCTTCGACAGTGTCTCTCCAAACGACATACTCAAGCTGATAATCCATAGCTTTAGTATAGAAAATTATTTACTTTTTTAAAGTATTCTGGCCTGGAACTAATTTTTCAAAAACTTTAAGTTTTTCAGGGTTTTTTCCAGTGTACCAAGTTTGCTCTTGACTACTATTAACCCCTAATCCTTTAGCTTTTAGTTTTGACAGAGAAACTTGTACTGCTTCTGAAACTGAAGCTAAACTATAATCATCACCAAACATAACTCCATCAGTTTTTAATTTAGTCCACCAATTTTCTACATCACTCATGACTGGCTCATATTCATGCGCCCCATCCACCATAATATAATCGATTGAATTGTCTTCAAACATTTCTAAAATTTTAGGATCATCGGATCTTCCTTGACAAACAACTACCATTCCTTTTTCAATAAAAAATTCTAAGTTTTGTTTAAACGTTGATGAAAAATCTTTTGGTAAATCTAAGTTTGAGTGTTCTGACGATCCCTCAAAAGTATCTACTGAATAAATTTTTACATTTTCTTTACCAGCATTATATAATGCTGTTGCTAAATAGTGAGTAGATCTCCCTAAAAAAGAACCTATCTCTACAATTTTTCCATCATCATTAATTTGATCAACAATGATATTGTAAGTTTCTGAGTAATTAAACCATCCTGGTATTTTAAAATAACTGTGTTTCATTTTTTATTTCCTTCATTTATTTCCATTACAGATTGTGTATTTGTAAAATAATTTTTTCCTAATAATTTACTAACCAACCTTCTTTGTTGTTTTCTTTGATTCTCAGCATGTTTTGAATTTTCTGAAGATCTAGGATCATCATATTCATAAACGGGTTTCTTTTGTAGTATATACTTTCTATTTATCATTCTTTTAATTTTTCTGTTATAGTTTCAGCTAACTCTAAAGCAGTCTCATGTACAATGTTAGCCATAGCCCACTTTTCGTATTTATCTAAACTTTCTTGCATTTTAATTAATTCATTAAAACATTCACAAGCTTCTTTTAATTTCCTGTGATCTATTTTTTCACGGTTAGGACTTAATATCATATTAACCACTCCTTAAATTCTTCACCGAGTATTTCACTGGCGATGTTAATTTTAGAACGTAGACTTTTAATAATGTTTTCGTCTACTGTTCCCTCACAGACTAAGTCAACATATGTCACTTTATCCTCTGTTCCTATTCTATGATTTCTAGCTTCAGCTTGCTCTCTGATTTCTAGATCATAATCATTAGAATAAAATATCATAGTTTTAGCTATATTTAAAGTTAAGCCATAACCCCCTGTTCGCGGATGACCTACCAAAAATCTCATATGATGTTCAGGATCTTTAAATCTTTTTAATATTTTTGGTCTCTCTACACTGGGAGTTTCTCCATAAAAACCTTCCGCTGACCCCTGACCATATTTCTTGTCCAGCGTTTCAATAACCTTTCTAATGTTATGGCGATACGAACACCAGATAATTACCTTTCCGTCTACCTCCTCAATTGTATCGAGTAATTCTTTTAATCTATTCTCAGAAAAATCAATCAAACCCCCCTCATCGGTAGTCATATACCCACAGGCAATTTGATGTAATCTTTTTAATTGTGCAATCAAAGTAGCGGTTGTTAGTTGCTCCCCATCAATCTCCGCTAGGGCAACATTCTTCATCATGACGTAAGCCTTTAATTGTTTATCGGACATCGGTACGCGTCTCTTCATATAAATTTTATCAGGTAAATCTAAGGCCTCTGCCTTTGTTACGCGGTAAGAGAACTGCTGTATTTTATCCGTTAGCTCCTCCAACCGCTTGTATCCTGTTACCTTGTTAAAGCTTCGCCCACCAAAGTTTAGTTTTACTTGATTACAGTAGCGCGCTCTAAAAGAGTAGATAGAACTAAAGCCGAGCAGGTCTTCACTGAGAAAGGCACACTGACCATATAAGTCTTCAGGTGATTTTGTAATTGGTGATCCTGTAAGAATGGTTCGATATTTTGCAAATGTTCCAATCTTAATACATCTCTTTGTTCTTTGAGCAGACATGTTTTTAATAATAGTCGACTCATCAATACACATTAAAGTTTTGTCAACGAGAGTAAATTTTTCTGCAACACTCGATCCAAACTTAGTAATGACTGAGTCAATATTCATGATTAAAATTTTTAGTTTTTGATCTGTAGCAAACAAAACTTTTTTAATTTCATTTTGTTCTTTCTTTGTTTTTGCTCCCTCCCAAACATGAACATCATAGTCAATATGTTCAGCTAAATGTTTTTCTAATTCCTCTCTCCAATTATATTTTATACCATTAGGGCAGACGACAAGTAGCTGATTTATTTTTCCGTTATCAAAAAGAATAGATATTCCATCAATAAGAACTTTGGTTTTTCCGCATCCCATTTCCATAAATAAAGCATACTCAGGTGAATTCTTTTCAAATTGATTAAGCATTCCCGCTAAACCAACAAGCTGATGCTCCATAGGCTTAGTTTTAAACTTGTATTTATTTAACAGCATGGTAATTATTATTCTAAGAGAGAATTATTACATGAGTGAAAGTAAAAGTAAAGTCTATGTAATACAAAAAGTATTGCGTAAACACATCGATGGAACCTTGAGAGGACTTGATTTTTCTCAAGCAGAAAGATTTGGAGAGATAATTTATTTGTTTGATAGCCAAAAACAAGTAGTGATGTCTCCACAACCCACAATTAGAAAAATAAAACAGATCTTAAAAGACTTTAAAGACACTGATTATTTAGTACTTGTAGGAGATCCTGCATTAATAGGGTTGACATGTGCCGTTGCAAGCACTATATCTAATGGTAGATATAATATGTTAAAATATGATAGATTAGAAAGAGATTACTTTCCTATCAGAGTTGACATAAACGAATAAGAAAGGAAAACAGTAATGTTAGATTTACGAAAAGAGAAAAGCGATTTTGAAGTCAGTGAAGTTGATCCGATATCAAAAGCATGTCAGGAACAATTAAAAATAGAGAAAGAAATTGACGATTTAGAGTCTTTAATGAAGGTAAAAAAAGACCTGCTCAGACAAAATGGAGAACAAATTGTTTCTTTAATGGAAGAGCGTGGTGTTAAATCAATTAAGATGTCAGATGGACAATCTGTAGACATCAAACCATTTTATACTGGAAGCATATCCAAAGATAATCAAGAAGCAGCGTTTGATTGGCTTCGTGAACACGGGTATGATGACATTATAAAAAATCAAGTTGTCTTAAAATTTGGTAGAGCAGAGGACGAAAAGGCTGATCAAATTTATAGTGACTTGGCAAGTAAAGGTTTAGACGCTGATAGAAATATCAAAGTTGAACCTATGACTCTCAAAGGTTTCATTCGTGAAATGATTGAGAACGGTAAAGACATCCCAATGGAAACATTTGGTGTTTATGTCGGACATAAAATTAATATCAAGAAAGGTAAGTAAAATATGTCAGAGAAAAGTAAAACACAACAAGTAGTAAAAGAAGAAAAGAAAAGCGTAGCTGTATTTGATAATTCAATTTTGAGAAAAGCTGGTGCATCTTTAAATGAGAGAGATGCAGAAGATTATCAGATACCCTATCTAAAAGTTATTGTATCTGCTTCTCCACAAAGAAAAAAAGATAACAATAATTATATTCAAGGTGCCGAAGAGGGTATGATTTTTAATAGTGTTACATCAAAGCTTTACGATAATTTGACTGTTCTACCTGTATACTATCGAAGAAGATATACAGAGTGGCATACAGACAGAGATAAAGCGACGAGTCCTTTAAATATTTATACCATTGAAGAATACGAGAAAATGAAGAGAGATGGCAGAGTGTTTAGAAATGAGAATAACATAGAGATTTTAGATGGTGGGGAGACTTACGTTCAAAACACCGCTGAACACTATGTGATTGTCGTTGAGGAAGACGGAAGTTGGAATCAAGCTATTATCAAAATGAAATCTACTCAGCTAAAAAAATCTAGAACATGGAATTCTATAATGGCTAATCAAAGAAGAATTGATGGTGATGAAATTTATCAACCTAAAGATTTTGCTAGATCATATAAACTTTCTACAAAATCAGTACCTGGTAAAAAAGGTGACTACTATGATTGGGTAATCAATCAGGGTGACTGGATTGATGAAATGGATAATCCAAATATTGAAAAAATATTTAATGATGCCGTTAAATTTGAAAAGGCTATTCATAAAGGTGAGGTATCTGGTGTAGAAGAAGATACTTCCGATGAACAAGTTTCTCCGCAAAAGGGTGGCGGAGATGCCTCGAAGAGTGGTGACTCGGAGTCCGATTTACCATTCTAGCTTACTAGCGCAGGATACGGCAGTCCCTGCTATATTATTTCTCCTCGTTTATGTTAATTGGGGGTTGCCGTATCATTTATTAAGGGAACCAATAAATGAATGATGCATTTGTAGAAAAATTTAAGAATATATTTACGGGTTTAGAGCGAGCCCATGGTGTGTTTGAGAAATCAAACGAACCACAAAACGGTAAAAAAGTGGAAGCTCGAATGAAGACTGTCCACGAACCGCCGACCACTGAGAAATTTCAAAAACACTTGAAGGGAGAGTATCCTGCCATGGGTATTGTTCCGATCAACGATGACAATCAGTGTCTGTTTGGTGCTATTGATATTGATGTTTATCCATTAGATCACAAGGCACTACAGAAAAAGATTAAAGATAAAAAGTTTCCATTAGTTATGTGTCTATCAAAAAGTGGTGGCGCTCATTTATATTTATTTATGAAAGAGGCAGTTGCCGCTAAAGAAATACAATTAAAATTAAGTGAAATGGCAACCGCAATTGGATATCCATCAGCGGAAGTTTTTCCTAAACAAATTGAGTTATCTCAGAGAGAGGGAGAACAGAAGAGAGATACAGGGAGTTGGATTAACTTACCCTATCATGGAAGAAATAGATACGCACTCAAGGAGGATGGATCGGGTGCCACACTAGAACAGTTTCTTGCGCTATACGACTCAATGGTCGTTGGTGATCTGTCAAGCATCAAGACAGATTTCAAGAACGAAGTTATCAAGGACGGACCTCCTTGTTTACAGATACTCACGGAGCAAGGAGTGAGCGATGGTTCCCGCAATAACGCTCTCTTCAATATCGGAGTATTTTATAGGAAGTCTAGTCCTGATAACTTTGCAGAATTAACGGAAGAATATAATAGAGTATATATCCACCCACCGCTGAAAGCGGATGAGGTAATATCTGTTATACGACAAATAAGTCAGAGTGATAATGAGGGTGCACCAAAGTATATGTATCGATGTACTCAGCCACCAATTGAGTCTCTTTGTAATAAACGTTTATGTAAGAAGAGAAAATTTGGTGTAGGTGGTGACAATGACAGAGAGCATCCTGTGTACTCTGATTTAAAAGTTTATAAGTCGGATCCACCGAGATACTTTCTTAATGTTGATGACAGAAGAGTAGAAATACCTAATACCGAAGACTTAATGAACCATCGTAAAATTATTCAAGCATGTCTTGAGCAATTAAATACAGGGATAATGAACATGAGTGCCGCAGAGTGGAATAGAACATACTCAGAGTTATTCGAGAATATATCGATTGACTATCCTCCCGAAGAGGTAACCAAGAAAGGTGAATTCAAAGAACTACTAGAAGAGTTTTGTTTACATCAGGGAGAAGCACTAAGCTTTGATGATATCTTTTTAGGCAAATCCTATAATGAGGAAGGGTATACCTATTTTGCTTTAAAAGATTTAATGGATCATTTAAAGAGAAATGATTTTAAAGAGTCTCGAGCATGGGTGACTGTTAGATTGAGAGAAGAGTATGAGGCGGAAGACCTGATCAAGACAGTAAAAAATGTAAGAATTAGACTTTGGAAAATACAAGAGTTAACCGTAGGGCAACCAGAATTAGATATTCCTAATATGGAAAAAGAAGTAAAAGAGGAGGAGATTCCGTTTTGATAAAGGTATTATTACAGGTGCAGTATGAGTAAACCTATTGTTGTCATCGGACCGCCAGGCACGGGCAAAACAACTTTTATCTTAGATAAGATAGAAGAGTATATTGCTGAGGGATACTCGATTGATGAGATTGGTTTCTTTTCTTTTTCAAACAAGGCGGTAGACGAAGCTAAACAGAGAGCCAGTGAGAAATTCAAAATACCTGCCTCTCAATTAGAAAGCTTTTCCACACTTCACTCTTATGCCTTGCGTCAGCTAGGTTTAAGTCGTGACTATATAATGAGCAAAAATGATTGGAGAAATGTAGAGGATGTACTTCGGATTAAAATTAATGTTAATAATGATGACGATAGTTTTTACAATAACTACGACGACAAATACATTCAGTTAATTGAAAAAGCAAAGCGAAGAGATATTGATTTACGAGATTGTTGGACAATGTTTGCAAAAGATATTATCTATCACAAACTTGAGTATATTTCTAAAGGACTAAAAGAATATAAAGAAAAAGGTTATGAAAAGTTTACTGATGGTATCACAGGTTCTTTTGTTAAAGACTCTGGTCCTAAAATGGATTTTACTGATTTGATCAGTAACTATGTAAAGCAAGATAGAGTTAAACCTTTTCGTGTTGTATTTTTTGATGAGTCACAGGACATGTCCACGATCCAATGGAAAATGGCAGAGATGATTTGGAAAGCATCAGAGGTGTCTTATATTGCGATGGATCCTAATCAGGCTATCTATACTTGGGCTGACGCTGATGTGGCAAGAGCCATTGAGGTAAAAACTCAGTCCTCTAAAACGATTGTTTTAGATCAATCAAAGAGAGTACCAAGAAAAATTTGGGAAGTTGTTAATCGTGTTGAAGAGCAGATAGTTGCCTACGATGATATTAAATGGAAACCCGCTGAGAGAGATGGGAATGTAGAATTTGTTAAAGGTATCTATCATCTTAACGTTTCTGAGGGTAGTTGGTTGGTAATGGGTAGAACAAGGACAATTAGAGAGGATTTAGAAGAAGTACTACGTAAAAAGAATGTATTTTTTCGTGTTAAAATGCGGGATAATAAGTATCGTTATTCTGTGAAAGCACAGGAAAGAAATGCTATACTAACTTGGAAAGAATTAATGAGAAGCGAAACAAATGAAGTTCCGATTAGAATGATTGATAATTTATATAAAAGCATTGGAAAAGGTTTTGTAGCGAGGGGATATAAAAAAGTAGTGTCAGAACAAAAGAAAGCTTTTCCTGATAAAAAAGTTTGTTTTAAAGAACTAAAAGAAAGCTACGGTCTGGAAGCTGAATTTGGAATTTCTTGGGTAGATGTAATGACTACCTTGAATACAGAAACAAGAGCATACTTGGAAAACCTAGAGTCAAGGGGTGAGGACATAGGTAAAGAACCAAGGATAACGCTATCCACGATCCACCAACAAAAAGGTGGTGAAGCAGATAATGTTATTGTCTCTCTTGATATAGGAAAGATGGCGTATGAAGATTACCGCACCAATCCTATTAATGAGCATCGTTTATTTTACGTTGCCTTTTCAAGAGCGAGACACAATTTATTTGTTGTCTTACCTCAATCAAGGGAGGCTTATAGAATATGAACTTAAAAGAATTAAAAGATCACGGTCTTTTAGATGATGAAATGATTAAATGGGATGGTTTTGATGACTGTGTTTTAGGTGTTGGAAGCAGATGTGGGATGGAAGACATTCTTATTTATAGTAGACAAAAAATTGCTTACAAATTAAGAGACAGGGATAAAATGACAGTAGAAGAGGCTATCGAATATATAGACTATAACATAGTGGGAGCGTTTGTCGGAGAGAGAACTCCTATGCTTTTGGAGGATTTTATATGAGTAAGCAAATAGGAATGTTTAAACCTAAATCCGAGTGGCTACCACCAATGGACTTTCCCGATATTAAAGATGCAAAAAGAATTGCCATCGATTTAGAGACAAAAGACCCTAACATCACAGAAAAGGGTGCTGGCTGGGCTACAAACGATGGACACATTATTGGAGTAGCTATCGCTGTTGATGGTTGGGAGGGTTACTATCCTGTTCGACATGAGACAGGTTTTAATCATTCTCCTGAAATAGTTTTTGATTGGTTAAATGAAATGCTATCCACTGACTGCGAGAAGATTGCCCATAATGCCTCTTATGATTTTGGTTGGTTACAGGCAGAGGGAGTTAAGTGGAATGGTCGTATTATTGATACGATGATTGCGGGACCTCTCATTGATGAGAATAGATTTAGTTATTCTCTAAATGCAATGTCTAAAGAGTATTTAGGAGAAAGTAAAAATGAGTTTTTGTTAAAAGAAACAGCGGCACAGTGGGGTGTCGATGCTAAAGCAGAGATGTATAAGATACCTGCTCAGTTCGTGGGAGAATACGCAGAGCAAGACGCGGTTCTCTGTCTTAAGCTTTGGGATAGACTGAGTGTGGAAGTCACCAAAAATAATTTAGAAACTGTTTTTAATTTAGAAACGGATCTCCTTCCTGTTCTTATGGAAATGAGAAAGAAGGGAGTGAGAGTTAATTTAGATAAATTAGGGGTAGCAGAAAAAGAGTTAATTAAAAGAGAAAATAAATTACTTAATTTTGTTCACGATAAAACAGGTGGTAAGGTAGATATTTGGGCGGCTAGATCTATCGCCTCTATCTTTGATCTTTGTAAGATTGATTATCCTAAAACGGATAAAGGTAATCCTAGTTTTACAAAAAGCTTTTTAGAAAATCATCCTCATCCTGTGCCAAAGGCAATCGTTCAAGCGAGAGAATACAACAAAGCGCGAACCACGTTTCTCCATACGATAGAAAGATATAACCACAACGGTAGAATTCATGCCAATATCAATCAACTACGAACCGAGAATGGCGGAGCGGTGACGGGGAGATTTAGTTATTCTAATCCTAACCTACAGCAGATACCTGCTCGAGATAGTAAAGAGGCAGATATTAAAATAGGAACAATGATCAGAAGTTTATTTTTACCTGAAGAGGGAGAGAAATGGGGTTCATTTGACTACTCACAGCAGGAACCGCGTTTAGTGGTTCATTATGCTGATTTTATAGGTTTAGCTGGTTCAGAAAAGCTCGTAGGAGCTTACAGGGACGATAAAAACACTGACTTCCATACGATCATGGCGGAGATTGGAAAAATCGAACGTAAGAGCGCTAAAACCATAAATTTAGGGTTATTCTATGGAATGGGTGTTGGAAAACTAGCAGATCAGCTAGGAATTAACCCTGAGGAGGCAAAACTACTTATCACCGAATATAATGAGAGAGTTCCCTTTGTTAGGAAGTTAGCTGACCGAGTTTCAGATCACGCAGGTAAAACAGGAAAGGTAAAAACATTTTTAGGAAGACAATGTCACTTTGATTTGTGGGAACCAAAAGCGTTTGGTGCTCATCGAGCATATCCTTATGAGAAAGCAAAAGAGGAGCACGGTATTAATACACCCTTAAAAAGAGCGGGTACATATAAAGCATTGAATAGATTAATTCAGGGTAGCGCTGCCGATCAAACCAAACAGGCAATGGTGACTCTTTATAAAGAGGGTGTTATTCCAATGATACAAATTCATGATGAACTAGCTATTAGCGTTGATGGTTCGAAAGAACAGCAAGAAAAAATAATAGAGGTAATGGAAAATGCTATTGAATTAAATATTCCATCAAAGGTGGATGTAGCTGTAGGAGATAATTGGGGAGAGGCGCAGTGAGTGATAAGATAAACCCTGATTACTATAAAAGTAAAATAGAGACTGCTGATTATATAGATGCTCATGAAATGGATTATTTTCAAGGCAATGTAATTAAATATGTAACTAGATTTAAGAAAAAGAATGGATTAGAAGATTTAAAGAAAGCTCAATGGTACTTGCAAAGATTAATTAAAAAATATGAGAATAGTGACGACAGTTATTAAACTAATAAATTGCAAGAGACACTAATCTAACGACCTTTTCTGAATATACACAAGTTTCCTTCCATATAATTTTGGTCATCACTATTCTTATAATTAAAATATCATACCTGTTGTGCGTAAACAACAATTCTTTTTTTCTTTCCTGTGGATTAAAAATTATTAAAAAGGAGAAAAAT